GTTGTTGCTGGTGTTACCCAGGCGATACCAGTTGCTGTTGATGAAAGGTATTGACCTGAAGCACCAGTAGAGCCACTGGCAGCAATTGTGCCTGTAATGACTGGGCTGTTAATTGTTGGACCAGTTGCAAAAACAAGTGAACCTGAACCAGTCTCATCGGTAACTACTGCGGCTAGGTTAGCCGATGTTGGCGCACCAAGGAATGTGGCTAGTGAGCCAGTTACTCCATGCGCACCATCAGTTAATGCAGTATTGTAATGCGTTTGAGTATCTGTTAAATCTTGGGCTGTAATAACGTGACGTATTACTGCACCCACTGCGTGAGATTGTGGCGTTGATCCGTTAAAACCACGAGTAATGCTAATAGTTGTACCAGATACTGCCGTTACCAATACAAGTTCTTCTGTTGCTGCGTTGTAGTCAATCGCCAACACAAATGGAAAACTGCTTGGATAACCAATCGGGGATGTATTGAGTGTTGCTGTTGTAGAACCGCTGGTTATTGCTGAACCAAGGGTATTGTCTACAGCAACTGCTGAGTAGTATCTTGTCACTGATTATCCTAACTTGTGTAGTGCGTGCGGGGTGGGAACTGGGCTTCAAGACGACGAATCTCAATTTGTAAACGCGCTTGATAAAGATTTTGAATTGCACGGCCAATGTTGACTGCTGAACCAATTGGGTTAGATTGACTCATTGCATCTGCTTCTGCGGTTAATGCTGGTACACGACCAAAATCAAGATACATGGCAGTACGATATGCGGCTCCAAGGACAATGACTTCACGTGCTGAATCTGATAAACCAGTCATAGAAAAATCATCGTTATCATATTGAATAACAGTTGGCTTTTTTGTATAAGTTACCATGACGGGACGACCAGGAATAATACCCTCACGGATAGAAATAGTCTTACCACTGTTCCATACCAATGGGTTAGCAGTACGATCTACACGATAATGGCGAATAGGCAACCATTCTTTAGAAGGTCCAATGGTGCGCCATGAGGCAGCCAATACATCTATACATTCATCTGGCAGAACATAAGTTGTTACTGCTGCTTGAAAGTTAAAAATTGTGTAATAGGTACCAAACAAATCTGGATATACAGCATCAATTGCTTGTTGCAAATTGCGACGAATTACTGAGCGTGGGAACGACGGAGTAATTGTGACTCGTGTACCAGCCGTATGAACTGCAGCGGTTGTATCACGAAAGCCACGACCATATGTTGGAATAGTGGCTGTGTTAGTTGTACGGTCAAATGAGTCAACCCAGATCAATTCATCATCAATTTCAACCAAACCACGAGTTAGTACTGTTCCATCGGCAACTGTAAAGGTTAGGTCGGTTGCTGTCATTGGAGCGGTTAGGTAGGTTGCTTGATCCTGGCGATTGGTATAACCAGTAAGTGATAAAGCAGTTTCGTCAATAAGGTCTACAAATAAAGTCATGATGTTATCAACGATGCTGCTAGATTTTCGCCAAGACCATATGTGCCAGCCAATGAATTTAAAATTCCTGGCAGATCAATATTGTAGTTTGGGTTAGTAAAACGTTTTCTGTAAAGGTAGTTAAGCGCACCCTCAGTATCTAAAGGGGTTGTGGTACCAGCCCAAACATTTGCAGCACCTTGTGTATCAAGGGTTGGTACGTCATTAACTAATGTACCTGCCAAACGATTCATACTGTACTGCAGACTTGGGGGCGTCGTCATTTACTTACCTTTCGTTGGATGTGTCTTGTGCCATTTCTTAACAGCGGCTACGCCGCCAGCAATGGTTTTAACATCTGCCTTCTTAGTTAAATCAATTTTCTTAAATGTTGTTTTCTTTGAGCCAGGATGGTTGACAACAATGTCACCATTGCTGGCTTTGGTAATTACATGCTTTTGATTGCCAATTGTAATTGTGTCAGTAACCGCTTGCTTTGCAGCACCGCGTGTTTTGACTACTTTGTTGGCCATGTAACTGTGCCGCCGACGCCTTCATACTCACCATAAGGTGTTTCAGTTGGCTTGCCGTCTAGTTTGCCAGTTGCCTTAACTGCATTGTTATTGCATCCACATGAAGCGCACATATTATTTACCACCTTTTTTCTGAGGCATTGCTACCTTCTTTAGATTTGGATTTGCTTTCTTTGCTGCTGGTGAAGCCTTACGAGTTGAAGATGCAAGGATTGCTCCTGCTGACTTCATTGATACGCCAGACTTTTTAGCGATTGACTTTTGAGCGGCTGCGAAGCCCATACCCTTTTTTGCTGCTGCCATTTACTTGCCTTTCTTGATCTTGGCTACAAGTGCTTTATCCATTTTCATATCAGCCTTAGCAGATGGCTTCTTCTTATCCATCGCAGCATCGGCTTTTTTAAAGGCTGCCTTTTGTGCTGGCTTTAATCCTTTAGTAACTTTTGCGTCTTGCTTTTTATCATTCATAGTCATTAGATAACTCCAGTTTCTTTCATTACAGAAGCGGTTTGCTTAGTAATCTTTTGTGCCGCAGGCATAACTCCAGCATCAAATGCTGCGCCTAGTTTGTCGCTTGCTTCCTTGGCTTCAGCAACTGCTTTCATTGTTGTACCAGCGGGTTGTATGCCCTGTGAGCGAGCATCTGCATAAGCGTTTAGTTCAGCATCCCACTTCTTTTGAGACATAGAATCAGAACGTCCAGCGTCACCAGTGTTAAGTTCTAATGTCCTAATCTTGCAAGCAAAACACCCGTCAATATAATCATTATGCTGACTATGATCCGATGGTGTTTCTGGATAAACTGGTAATTCGGTATACGTTTCATGACATTCGGCACAGCCGTATTTAGAAGGAATGCTATTGTATTTTTCATCAAAGCCCCATTCAAGAACTTTGCTTGTGTGTTGATGATTCATTCTTCACCTGTCTAAAAAAATCTAAGTTGCGTTGAATACGATCTGTTTCTGGACCGTTGCCTATTACCGCTTGTGTAGCGAAGGCTATTGCTTCATCAATATGCTTGAGGTTGTAAGCAGCGATTGATGCAAGGTCATAGGCTTTCCAGTCCCAGATTGCTGATTCGTAGCAATAGTGGGTTGAACGAGTACGTTCCATAACGTTAATAGAAGCATCTAAACATCTGCTCCAATTTTGATTACGGTAAGCATGAATTGCTACTCCATACCATGGTTCGCCTTGTGTGGGAAGAATTTGTACACCTTTGTCATACCAATCTCTGGCATCATCTTCTTTGCCAAGTTGGTGACTAGCCTCACCTGCCCATCGGCAGACAGCGGCTTGTTCTACATCCCAGCCATTGAGTGGTAATTGTTTTTGAGCGGCGTCAATAACATCTTGCCATCGTTGGTGGAAATAATATTCTCTGCACATGTAAGTCCACATGCGCGGATCATGCGGCAATTCTTTGACTGCCATTTCAAGTAAATTTAAATATAATCCTCTGGATTTGCTTTCATCGGGAAGATGCTTAATAACTGCTCCCCTGATGTCACAATCTTTAACTTCATCTTTGCCGTAGTAGATTTGAACTTCATGACATGGATATTTCCAATGCCACCCAAAGCGCGAATGAAGCCTGTCCCTTTCCCACTTTTGCCCAGTATCCATACTGATCCATCCCAGATGTACACCTGGCTTCCAGCCACGTCGTACTTTCTGGAAAAAATTTTCTTCAGGTACTTCATCCATATCAAGAATAAGGCAAACATCGGCATCCTCTGGAACAAGTGATAAGGCTGTGTTGCGAGCCACATCAAAGCGAAACGGATCTAAATGTATTTGATAAACGGTTATACCCAATTCACGCATTTTATCTTGGCTACCATCGGTAGATCCAGTATCAACTACAATGCGATAATCCGCATCTTTTGTAGCCTCTGCGTAACGCTCAATATGTTTAATCTCATTTTTACAAATGGAATAAACGGCTATCTTGGGCATACGCTATTCTATCACATAGCCCCAAGCCAAAGCATATCAACTAACGCCGATGCACTTGGGCCTGTTGCTCCCGTGCTTCCCGTAGAACCAGTTGCCCCTGTTTGTCCAGTAGCCCCCGTCGCTCCAGTCTGACCATTGCTTCCATTAGTACCTGCTGTCCCTGTTGGTCCAGTCGGGCCAGTCGCTCCCGTAGACCCATTTGTACCGTTGGAACCTGTCGCACCTGTGGCGCCTGTTGCCCCATTAGTTCCAGATGTACCTGTAGCACCTGTAGGTCCTGTTGGTCCAGTATTACCAACTGCTCCGTTGGTTCCTGCTGTTCCTGTGGCTCCTGTGGCACCCGTTGCTCCCGTCGGTCCAGCAACGGTGCTGTTGGCACCAGTTGCGCCTGTTGCTCCAGTATTACCTGTTAAACCTGTTGGACCTGTGCTTCCTGTTGCTCCCGTCGGTCCAAGTATGGTGTACATGACTTGGGTAATTCCAACAATAACGCCAGGCGTTACTGGGACGGTAGGTGAAGTTTGAGAAGCGTAGGTAATGATAGAAACTGATGTGCTGGTTGTAGCCCATACAAGTTCTACATAATCGCCAGCGGCAAAAGTAATCGGTATGCTTACATTAACAAAACTAATTCCAGCAGTACCTGAATGAGATGAGGGAAGATTTGCTTGTGTATTAGAGTTGGCAATATCTGTACCGTTTTTGCGCAACCACAAATCTACATTTTGTACGCTGGTAGATGAGTTGGAGAATTGAACAGAATACTCAATGTCGTATGTTCCAGCATAAGTAAAGTTCATACGAGAAGTATTTGAGAGGGTTATACCGCTTGCCTCAAATGTTGAGCCAACTGCAATTGGATAGGCAACAGTTGTGCTTGCCGCAGTCTGGGTGGTTGTATCGTAAAAAGAACCATAGTGAGCCAAAGTTCCGCCAGCACCTGTGGCACCAGTACCCCCTGTAGAGCCTGTAGAGCCTGTTACAGACGCTCCTGTGGCTCCTGTGGCTCCAGTATTGCCCGTAATGCCCGTTGGTCCTGTAGGGCCTGTAGAGCCAGTATTACCAATGGCACCAGTGGCACCAATAGAACCAGTAGAGCCAGTATTACCTATGGCTCCAGTGTTTCCTACCGCTCCAGTAGGTCCTGTTGAACCTGTTTGCCCTTGCGAACCAGTATTGCCAGTAGGACCAGTAGGGCCAGTGATACCAATACTACCCGTGTTACCTTGCGCACCAGTTACTCCTGTTGACCCAGTGGATCCAGTAGACCCTGTGCTGCCAGTACTACCTGTAGATCCAGTAGAACCTGTGGATCCTGTTGAGCCTGTAGAGCCTGTGCTGCCTGTACTTCCTGTGGAGCCAGTTGAGCCAGTCTTTCCTTGGCTGCCTGTAGCGCCTGTGGATCCTGTAATACTTGGGCCTGTAGGTCCTGTTGCACCGCTTGCTCCTTGAATACCTTGAGGACC